ATTTGCTCTAAAGATGTTTCGTTTAAATCAGCAGCAGTTGATAGTTCGTTTCTGATATTACCGCCTGTTGATGGGTGATCAGTAGCGCAAAGCTCCTTACCATCTCCACCAGTGAAAGATGAATCAAACGCATTATTTAATACGTTTGCTGCTTTCACTTGTTTAGCGTTACTCATTGAACGAGCTAATGCTTTTGTATAACGAGAGCTGATTCTGTCGTAAAGGTTATCCTCTACAGCTTCTTCAGTAATCGCAAAAGCAAGTGCTATTGTTTCGTGTGTGTAGCGCGCTGTGAATGACTCTGTTGCGTCATCATAGTTCACCGGAGTTCCCTCTGGCTTTACTTGCGCTGAACCGAAACCGGATAGCATTACTTCTTCTTCAAAAGCTCTGTCAGAAGTTTCTGTATCATAAATAGCTTCGTGCTGATTTTCGTATCTGGCATATTCCAACCCAAACAAAGCATTTAAGCCAGGCTCTAGTTCTTTTACCAGTTGTGATCTTGATATCGGCATAATTAACTACTCCTATTAACTTAATGCAGTTGTTAGCATCCAAGAATGTTCGCCAGTGTTTGGAATCACGTAAACATTAACGTTTGCGCTACTTGTATCACTGTTATCTGGGTCCTTGGAAATACCAATTTGCTTGAATTGTCCAGATGTACCTGCTGTAGAAGTGTCTAACTCCTGAGTTGATCTACCAGTAGCAGAACTTCCTGCTGTTCCTACTAAATCAAAACCAGCAAAATTCATTGCTGCTGTGCCTGTACCATCGTGCTGAACTTCGAAGACGATTCTAGGATCGTCGTAAACATAAGCAACAATATCCGAAGCGTTTGTGCTTGCTGGATAGTTATTGCTAAATGTTGGCTTACTTGTAGTAGGGTCTGTAAAGAAACATCCACCAAAGATACCTAAAATTACGTCACCTGCTGCAGCGGCTTCAATGCCACCTGCAGTTACAGCTTTCACAGCTTGTCCGTGAAAGATGTCAGTTCCGTAGTTTGCGGCAATAGTGTATTCGTTTCTTCTGATAAGACCGCCACTAAGATGCCTTACGGGTCTAAACCCAAAAGCTGCGTCTTTATTTGCCATCGTTTATCTCATCCTTTTTTATTTTATTATTTATTCGATGGACAAAAGAGCTAAAAAATTAGTTCTTTCGGTTACCACCGAAGGTTACGCGAGACTGCCTTTCTGGTTTAGAGATCGGCATGCTGGGGTGTTGTTCCTTCAGTAGATCGTTTTGAATTGCTTCTTCCTTATTTTTTGTTTGCTCCGCAAAATAAGCCATTCGCTCTTCAACGATTTCTACTGGGATTTTAGCCAGCAATAAACCTCCAACTCCTATTACACCAGCATACTTGCCTTCCTGAATGATAGGATATTCACTGTTTGCATCGGCTCTGACTAATTCAAAACCTTCTCTTAATCTTGCAGATAAGTTTTTACTATCCGCTTGACCTAGCACTTCAGCGCGTATCCATCTGTATTTAAACCCATCGGGTGCAGGTGGTGCATCAAGAGATGACGGGGGTGCCCATGGTTTCCTACGAGTCGCTTTCTCGCGGGATTGAGCAGCGCGTGGAGTCTTTTATTCATATGCCTACTCCTTCACGTATTTCGCATATTCTTCAAGTGGCACACCTAATTTTTTAGCTATTGCTACTTGTGATGGTGTGAGCCTCACTGTTTTGCGTCCAGACCTTGTGGTTCTATTTGCAGAGGCAACCGTCTGAACGGGTGATTTGCCTTCTTGAACCTCTCCCCCATCTTTAAATTTATGAGGAAACTCTTTGCGAAGTCTATTATCTATCTCCTCATAATAATCATCAGAGGTAGGATCAAACCCTTCTTCTTCCACAAGTTTCTTGTGGATACCAAAAGAAGCGTATGTCATAGCTTCGTCCTTACCAAACCATTCGTTTTTTTCCGCCCAAGCTTCCGCTTTAGGATCAGGTCTAGTAGGGGTTACATTATTTTGTACAGGCTGTTCTCCTATTTGTCCAGCGTTTTTTAAAGTATCTTCGTACTTTTTTCGCTGTTCTTCAGTCGCTTTTATTCTTTCTTCTTCAATAGCTAGCTTTGCAAGAGCTTGATTTGCCGCTACTTGAGCATCTACATCCCCTGCTGCAACGGCTTGTTTTAAAGCCACCTTAGCTGTTTCAAGTTCTGATTTTACACGACCTGCAAACTCATTGACATACCCGTCATCAAGTTTATCGAACTTACCTTGTAATTCATCTTTTTCTTTTTTGACTTGTTCTGCAAAACTTAAAGCTTCTTTTTCTCTACGCTCTGCTTCACGAATTTTATAAGTTAACTTATCAATTCTTTTTTTGACACCTTCACTATACTCTTCGCGTTCGTCTTTTTTAGTCTCTCTAGTTTCTTCAGTTGCCTCTTTTTCTTCAACAACCTCAGTTTGAGCTTCTTCTTTTTTTAGCTCCACGTCGACAGGTTTGCCTGATGTATCTAAGTCAACCATCAATGCATCTTCTTTTAACGCTTCTGCTTTTATTGCTTCGGGCATGGTTATTTCTCCATGTTTAATGTGTTACTGGTGATAAAATACTTTCTGGATCATCCACTGTTCCAAGTATCTCATCATCATTTAGTATGCGTAGTTCTCCGCCTTCAATATTAAGACGTGAACCGGCGTATCTTGCAAAGACAACCCAATCTTTTTCTTTGCACCAAGGACCGTTAGGAAAACGATCTTTGTCGTTATAAGCATCAGGTCCAACTTTTAAAACTAATCCAACGTTAGTTGCAATTTGAGTTTCCTGTATAGTTTTATCTGAGAGATATACTCCACCTTTAGTTTTACCTTGACCTTTGTGTGGTAATACTAAAATGCGCCAACCCGTGGGTTCGGGTAACTTTGATGATTCTAGTTTTTCTTCTTCTTTTTTTTCTTCGTCTTTTTTCTTTTTTTGCACAGCTTTCGCTACGTGCACTGGTAAGATTAAATTACTCATTTTGCTCCTGTTTCTTTTTAAGCAGGTCCGAGAGTTCCTGTTCAATATAATTTAATGTATCAAGCTGACCCAAATGATTTTGATAATCATTCCAATCTTTAACCTGATTGTTGATTATTATCTGAGTTATTTGATTTTGTCTAGCTCTAATTATTTTGTAGATTTTATCTACTATGTATACTGTATCCATTCTTTATTTCTTTTTAGTTATTAATCCCATAGCTCCTTTCGCACCCTTGATGCCGAAGCTCGCGCTGCAGGCGATGTATAAGAGATGCTTATAATAATCAGGAAGTGAGTGTAAGGCTTCAAATCCAGCTTTAATGTGTGGTGTCCATCCAGGAATAAAGACTGCTACCGCTGGAACCAACAGGCATATTAAAATTAGCTCATCTTTCCAGCTCCCTTTCATTTGATCAACTGCGGAAGCCTCCCAAGCTATTTTACCAGCAGCTATATCTTCCATCCTTTTTTGATTAGCTTTTATCTCAGTGACTTTTAATTCTGCTTTTGCCTTTTTCGTTTCCACGAAACCCTTGACGCCGTCAGCGACGACGCCAAGTAAGGGCTTAGCTAAAAGTTGCCAGACCATAGTCTACGCTCCACCCATTTTCCATAGTATAACTAGAACAACTGCAACAATGATACCGGCTTTAATCCAGTCTTTCATGCCCCACTCGTTCCATTCTTTTATCCACTTCCACGTGTCTTTTAACAATTTCATATTAACCTCCTTAATGCTCCGTTAGATTAAAATCAGGGAAAAACTCAACCTCTAGTTCGACATCCCCATTTATTGTTAAAACTTTATTAAGTTTGTCTATTGCCTCTTGTACATCATGTTCACAATTAGAGCAACCACAATGACAAGATCCACCGTTGCTGTGATGACACTCATGTCCGCAATTTTTACAGATAGACATTAATGTATTGTTATTTTTTTGACTTCGTAGTTATCAATACCATTAACAAATGCATCCATCATTATTTGAGTTTGTTCAGGACCTAAAAGATTTAAATAAATGGTTTTTGCTACGACCATAAGCGAAGCACTAAGAGCCATGGGGTCATTAGGATACTTTCCAGCAAAAGTAAAAGCATCATCCAAAATTTCTTTTGGACTAAGACTTTTTTCTCTTATTTTTTGTTCTTTTTTTAACATGTCCGCCTTTGCTTGCCATATATGTGGGTATGCTAGCACCTTTTTTCAACATTTGCGATATTTTTTTTGAATCACCCACTCTTGTTCCAGGAGGTTTCCTGTATTTTCTTTTTAAAAGCTTAATTATATTTGGACTAAGTTTACTATTTGCCATTATTGACCTCTTTTCGATGCTAAAGACACTTCAGCACGTAAATCTGCTATATCCTCTTGACTTTGTATACGTTCTTTGTCGATATTATCCTTTTGCTCTAGCTTTTTACCTTCAAAATTAAGTTTTTCTAGGTCTAAATCTAATCTTTGCTCTGCTAATTCTCTATTTTGCCTTACTTCTTGAGCTCTGAGCATTAATTCTTGTTGTTTTAAGTTAATTAATGGGTCTTTATCGTCTTTATTCATCATTTCTTGCTCTTCATTTACCATTTCGTTAGTTAATTCGGTGATTCTTTGTGCAATTTCAAGTTCATTTTGTTGTTGAAACTGTTGTAAAAGCTCTGGTGGTAACATTCCACCCATTTTTTGTGCTTCTTGCTCAATGAGTGGTGCATTTTTCTTTGTAATTTCTTCTCTTGCTAGTAATGCAACGTGTTCAGAAATGTGTGCTTGCAATATACCCATAGTAGGTGGGTTGTTTGCCACTAAAAAAGAACTCATAAAAGCTCTATGAGCGTCTATGTGTGCTTGATGTGCCTGACCAGGAAACGCTTTTAGTCCTAACATTTGTAAAGACTTAGCATTTTCTATTCCTGGATCTTCAGGTTGAGGTTGCTGAGGAGGAGGTAGAAGCATATCTATATCCCTTACCCCTAATGCTTCATACATTCTTCTATATGCCTCATGTAAATTATGCATTTGCGGGTTAGACGACGCCATTTGTAATTGTGTTTGCGCTAGAGTAACGCGCTGCGCCATAGAAAAAATGTTTGGATCAGATACTGGGAGTATGTCAATACGTTGATCAAAATCTTGTTGCTTAATAATTCTGTTGCCACCGCGTACAGCGTAAGGATACTCAGGAGGTAAGCTTTCTGCGAAAACTTTAGATAATAATTTAAATTCAACTTTTTGTGCGTAATGTAATCTTTTATGTATAGCGTTCATCACTTTCGTGCCGCGTTCCATAATAGCCATTGTTGTGCCAACAGGATTAGCTTGTGAGCCCTCACCCATTTTATTATCTGCTATAGATGCAAATCTTCGACCTGCGT